ATATATGACTTCTAGTTTTACTCCATATGGCCCCGATAAGGTATTATTTGAAATAGATATGATAAAGTTTGATAATGTAGGTGATAACCGTATGAGGGTAGATGTAAAACAAACAAATTTCTATGACCCCTCTAGATGGACTGGAGGAGTTAACGACCAAGTTACAACTGAAGAAAATAACCTAAGATATTCCACCCCCAATCCAGAAGCAAATAGTGATTGGGCTGCTCTAAATTTCCCTACCCAAACCATGACTTTTGATACTTTTATAGGAGATTTAGGAACCGCAAATTCAATAGATGTAACTCTAGAATTTGCAAAATCCGGAGGTGGGAGTTTTGGATTAGATTCTACTTACTGTAGATTAATACAAGCTTAAATATGTGGTTATATGAAGGAAAAGAAATACAAAATATAGAGGATTTAGGTGAAAGTGTATTCGGTTTTATTTATATTACACATCACCTCCCCTCAAACAAAAAATATTTAGGTAAAAAATCACTTTTCCACAACGTAAAAAAGAAACTAACTAAAAAAGAGTTAGCAGAACAAACTGGTCCCGGAAGAAAACCTACCACAATTGTAATTCAAAAAGAATCTGATTGGAAAAAATATTATGGTTCTGAAGAATTTATAAAACAAAGAATCAAAGAAAACAAACAAGAAGAATTCACTAGAGAAATCATCCAGCTTGTTCCAAATAAAAAACTATTAACATATTATGAGTGTAAATATCAATTTGTTTATGGTGTTTTAGAAAGTGAAGAATGGTTGAATACAAATATTCTAGGTAAGTTTTATTCAAAAGACTTTGCTTTGCAAAAATAGGTTATTATCTTCCATTATATGGTAAATGAACTTTTAGTAAATCTAGTAAATAATGTGTTGGGTGCTGGAAAACGTACCGCTCGTGGAAATCAAGCATATAGCTGCCCCTTTTGCCACCACCACAAACCAAAACTAGAGGTTAACTTTACCGAAAATAAACATGGAAACAACCCATGGCAATGTTGGGTATGTGGTAAGAAAGGAAAAACCATAAAATCTCTCTTCAAACAAGTTAAAGTAGACATCTCCCACTTCCAGGAACTTAAAAAACTAGTTAAAAACGTTTCAGATGATTATTCTCCTACAACACAAGTAGAATCTTTAGAGTTACCTAAAGAATTTAAACCCATAGTAGGGAGTAAAGATTTAATAGCTAGACATGCCCTATCATATTTAAAAAAACGAAATGTTACAAAATATGATATATTAAAATATAATATTGGGTATTGTGAGAATGGTTTGTATGCAAATATGATTATTATACCTTCATATGATTGTGATGGTAAATTAAATTATTTTACCGCAAGATCATTTGAGAAAGATCCTTACATAAAGTACCGCAACCCTGATGCTTCACGCGATATAGTACCGTTTGAATTGTTTATTAACTGGGAACTACCTATTATATTATGTGAGGGACCATTTGATGCAATGGCAATAAAACGAAATGTTATACCCTTATTAGGTAAAAATATACAACCTAATTTGATGAAAAAATTAGTTGAATCCAAAGTACAAAAAATATACATTGCATTAGATAATGATGCTATTAAACAAGCCCTTGGCTTTTGTGAAAAACTTTTGGATATTGGTAAAGAAGTTTATTTAGTTGAACTACTTGGGAAAGACCCAAGTGAGTTAGGTTTTGAGAATTTCACAAAACTTATACAAAACGTTTCTCCTTTAACACAATATAAGTTAATGGAGAAAAAACTATCTATTATATGAAAAAGAGAAATGTAAAAAAGTCCTATGATAGGATTTTAGAAATCTCTGAAGATGCAAAACAGATTACACTCCCAGATTCACGTTATTACAGAAGAAATGGAGCGTATTATCCCTCAATCACGTATGTTTTATCATACTACCCAAAAGGTAAATTCTTTGAGGATTGGTTAAAAAAAGTAGGATATTCCTCTGAATACATTGTTAAAAAAGCAGGAGAACAAGGTACACAAGTTCATGAAATGATTGAATCATACCTTGAAGGCAACGAATTAAACTTTTTAAGTAGTGATGGACGACCACAATATCATCCTGATGTGTGGCAAATGTTTTTAAGATTTGTAGATTGGTGGGAAGAATATAACCCTACTTTAATTGAAACAGAAGTACATTTATTTTCAGATGAATTGAAAGTAGCAGGTACCTGTGATTTAGTTTGTGAAATAGATGGTGAGTTATGGATAGTGGATTTTAAAACATCTAACCATTTACAAACCACTTATGATTTACAAACAGCAGTTTATGGTAAATGCTATGAGGAATGTTTTGGAAAAAAAGCAGATAGATACGGTATTTTATGGTTAAAATCAAACAAACGAAAAGCTGCTAAAGATAAAATGCAAGGTAAAGGATGGGAAATGTATGAATCATCTAGAACACAAGAGGAAAATTTAGATATATTTTTAACTGTGAAAAAATTATTTGATTTAGAAAACCCTAAACATTCCCCAGTATTTACCGAATTCAAAACTACAGCTAAAAGAAATTCTTAATATGTATAAGTATGATAAGCTTACTACAATTATTAAAAGAAGTTCAAGGGAAACCTAAAGCCCTTATTTTAGCTGGAGCTCCTGGAGCTGGTAAAGGAACTGTACTAGGAGATTTAGATTTAAAAGGTTTAAAAGTATTTAATTTAGATGATACTATTTTAGCTCTTTCAAAAGCTGAAGGGTTTTCTCTAAACCAAAAAGATACAGATGTTGAAAATAGAAGTGCTTTTATGAAAGCAATGGCTACAGCTACTTCTCAATTAAAAGGTAATCCCAAAAAGGGGATAAAGGGAGATATACCTCAAGCTATAGAAGATAAAGAATCTTTTATATTAGATGGCACATCAGCATCTTATGCACAAACTAAAAAATTAGTTGACCAGCTTAATGAAGCGGGATATGATGTAATGATGTTGTATGTGTATGTTGATTTAGAAACTTCTTTACAACGTAATGAAAAACGATTTGAAAAATCAGGTGGTGAAGATAGAAGTTTAATGCCATCAGCAGTATATAGAACTTGGTTACAAGTAGCTAAAAACTTTGATGAATATCAACAATTGTTTGGAGATAATTTTGTTCCTTTTTCTAATGTAAAAGGAGGTGAAACAATGAAAAATGTAGAAAATATACTTCAAACATACATTCAACCTTGGAAACCAAAAGATGCTCAACCAAAAACAGAAAAAGAAATAGAAAGATCTAGAAAACAAGCTATTAAATTAAATCAAGAAATGCAAGATTTTCTTAATTCTGATGCTACAAAAAATATTATTAATAATTCGTATTCAAAAGAAGAAGCTCAAAGTAAAATAAATGGATTCCTTAACTAAAGAACTTATAAAACATCTTTTACCTGAAAGTATAGAGGGAAAAGAAGTTACAGCTTTATTTGGTGGAGGTTTTAAACCCCCCACAGCCGGACATCTAGAGGTAATCCAAAAAGCTATACAACAATACCCTGAAATAGATAATATTGTAATATTTGTAGGGAGTAAAGTAAGAGATGGTATTACACAAGAACAATCATATAAAATTTGGGAAGATCACTATAAAAATCTAATTGATAGACCCGTTAGAGTATTAAAATCTAAATCCCCAATAGGTGATATTTATAGATATTCAAAAGATAACCCTGAGGACACTTTATACTGGTTATTGGGAGCCAGAGAGGATAAAAAAGAAGATATTGAAGATATAGCAAGTAGAACAATCTCTATAGAAAAATACCCTAACTTAACTCATAAAACAATCACTACCCCAGGTGGTGGGATGAGTGGAACCAATGCTCGAATTGCTTTAAAAAATAATGATATAGAGGCATTCAAAACATACTTACCTGATAATGTAGATAAAAACGAAGTTTTAGACATTTTAGTTACGCAACAACTAAATGAAATAAACTTGAAAAAATTAAAAGACAAATTAAAAGGCAAATCAAAAGCACTTACCCAAAATTTTAAAGATGCATTCTCTTCACAAAAAGATGATTTTAAAGGATTCAAACCTTTAGTGCTTAAATATCTTGAAAAACAACCTATTACAAAGGAGGAAGAAGAAAAATTAAATAGAAATTTTTCCGATATTCTTAAAACTAGTGGAATAGTTGTTTCTCTTCCTGTACTAGGGATAACAGGTACTACTTTATTGGGTTGGTTAACTAATAAACTTACTAAGGGAAAATTTACTACCTTACCTTCCAAATTTAAAGATAAATTACTAGAAATTGAACTACAGAAAAAATTTGATCGAATAGAATATTATAAAAACTATTATTCAAATTTATCTCCTTCCGACTTTAAAGTCTCTAGAGAAGGAGATAGTATAAAAATAGATAATAT